ATGCCTTCAATATAGATGCGCTTCCGGACCCAAGTCCGCAAGCGCTGCCAATACGGGTAAGCAAGCATGCTTGCTTAGCCCCATTGACGTTGGTAACTCCCTCACGATTTATTTATCGGAGGTTCTGGTTAGGTATAAATCAGCAGGAGGAATTGAATTAAATAATTTGACGGTTTTGGACCCCTTGTATTGCGCCTTCGCAAACTAGGCTCTTATTTTCTTCAATTTCTCCGTATGTAGTATAGTAGACTTGTCATATTTTTTGTACCATTTGTCCCATGACCTGAGATAAGTCTGCCTCAATTAGAAATGAATGCTTGTATAACCATTAGAGTCTGTTTCGCTGTAAGGGCCATGAGTAGGTATAACAACAATTCTGTTAACCTTCTTTACAGCACGGTAAAACTTTCTCTAAGCAGTTATTTGAGTTGCGAGTTTTGCCAAAGAGTGTCTCGTGTTCAATTTAACTCTACTAGACGGTAGGCTACCTAATGACTGATCTATCCTTTTCGCTATCCTATGAGGTTGCAGGGTCAACTTCATAACGGGAACGAGAGGGAAGATCTACATTTTCTTGTAGAGCTCAACAGCTGAAGATACTTCCATCTTATAATAATCACTAATGCTGCCCTTTATTGGGACATATCCTTTTGGGACTTGTCCGGAGGCACGAACGATTCTGCAGTCATTTGGTGACGGCTTCGTTCCTGGTGGTAGTGGTTATTTTGAGAATAAGTACTCACTGTTGATCTGTTGAACCGCGAGTTGACGATTCTTACATGGCTCCTCGAGAATCCAGTGCTAGTCAGGTAAATTAGTTGGATCATATTTTCGACGGAGAAGATGCGTCAGTTTCACTCTAAGGGATGGTTGTATTGAGCTTAGACGAGCTTAAGATGCATTTGTCGGTGGTAGACCGAATCCACCAAATGCCCTTGGTAAGTAAGGATATCTGAATCCTTTACTTTTTGCAAACTCCAAAGCTTCAGGGAAAGCGTATTTGATAACCTTTCCAATAATGAAGTTTGGTCTCGGAGGGAGAGCTGAAGCAGCCGGCCCTATTGCATACCACCAAGGACAGAGACCAAATTACTTAAAATCTGAGGGATCTCTGTCTAGTAAGCCTCTAAGGGGGAACGCATTAGAGAAGACGACTTTTAGAACCTTGTCGACCTTCTACGGTTTATAAAAATGCTTCCCAGTAAATACTTCCATCATTGTGTTGGTAAGATTCCTGGCACCTTGAACCAGCCTTTTAGGTGTGGCCCAAAGAGATTAAGCTTACTCTAAAGAAGGGAAGGAGTAATTAATAACCTAAGGTTTTACCTTCGGCTATTGATATACTTCAACCTTAATTTAGAAAACTTCTTCTGTATAAATACCAAACTCCTTGGATTTATAATGCTTTCCGGCAGAAAATTTACCTCCACAAGCAAGAACTCGTGACTCATAACATTTAATCTAATTGGCAGACCACCTTGCAAGAAGGTCATCCCCACAAATGACATACGGTTGTCGTTTGTTACTCATTGACCCGTGGGCCCAGTAAAGTTGTGCTAAGGATAGGGTTACCCAAGTTAAGGGTAGACCCATAAGAGATCCACGGTTAGAGAGAATCTCGTCTCTCTTACCATTTACACTCTTATATTGTAACCATTATTGGCCAGTTGAGATCCTAATTGCCTCGACAAACTCTATTGGCAATGCCGGATTCTTTTTTATATAGGACTCCCAAATAACGGACGTAAAGTCTAAAGGAAGGTAATCGGATGCTGCGGTTAAATCTGCTGAGATTAACTGTGTATCTTCGTAATACACTTTGCCTTCTAATAGATCTGTTACGGCTTTTCTATGATCCCCCTTTAGGGTCAAAGAACAAGCATCAATACTCCTTAGTTACGAAAGAACCGCCTTTCGTATAGGATGTGCAAGAAGAACCAGTGCTCCTTGTGACTTGCTGACTACCCTGGATTTTCCACCTTTCTCAGGAATAACTTATACCTTAGCAACTGGGAACCCATCAGAGAGACCATCTAACATTAAGTTAGATAGTACTTAGATATGTGCCCAGTTCTGAGCCATAACGTCTATTTCCATATTATCTAGAGGTAAAAATCCAGCTAGTCTCTTTCTTTATAAAGACATCCTAACAGCTTTCACTTACTCCTCAGAAGGATAAGTTTAGGACTGGAATTAAGCTAAACCGCCCTCACCTCGACCAAATTCGAAGCAGGCACCACCCGATTGGTTCGGTACTGATAAATCATGAGGTAACCAGAGATTTTCTGATGGTTCAGGATGACCACAGTTCTCATTCAACGGAGATGATTTTCCCGTAAACGAGAAGAGGTTGTCGAAGAATTCACTAGCGGATGCTAGGACTTCTTTGTCAGTGACAAACTCACTCTTGTAGACCTCATGATGGGTTACAACGGACTTCATTTACATCTTAGGTGTTGACGTCGGAAGACTACGGCCAATAAAAGACAGTTAGAGCCGTGCCTCTTTAGAGACGAACAGCCTTTATTACACGTTATTGAAGAATTTACCATCTCCAACACATTTATAATTTCTATCCTCAAAAACCGATAATCGAGCCTCAGTAGCAACAGCCTTTAATGCTTTGAACCCTTCCTCAATTCCACGAGCCATGACAAGTTTGGCAAGATCGCACACCATAATAATGATACATTTGATGTGCTCAGCTTAACCGGGGGCGTCCCTTTTGAACTAACTGTTCCCTCGGCTTGCCAACAAAGCGGACATAAGAGTTAGGACAGATTCCCTAATGAATTTTTCCCTACGTCGCTTTTCCTTATACTACATACCATAAGCTTAACATTTAGCAGCTTAAATACTTTTACACCCAACCAAAAGTCCTTTGACATGGAAGAGTTTAAAGAGATAGTTGCCCACACCGTGTGGGGAACTATTTCTGGGATAACGATTCCAAATGATGTCAAATAATTTATGTGGTATATTCCATAAATTACCTGGTGATTTCTTTCGAGAGCT